ACTGATTACCAGACGATACAGCTTCTAGACCGAGAACACGAGTCATTTTAGTTTTGAGTTCTACATAAGTCTTGAAGTTTTTAGCATCAATAAACTCTTGAAGAGAAAACTCTTTACCCCAAACAGCTTCGCGCTCATCATCTTCATCTAACAATGCAGACGGTGAACCAAACTCGGACTTATCGTAATTACGATAACCTTCGAAGTTGCGAATCTTCATACGGAAGTTTGCACCTTCCCACAAGTCAAATGGGTTAACTGGAGACTCGTCATCGAACTCCGGATGCATCAGGTCGTTAATCTTATCAAAGATTTTCTTACCGTACTTGTAAAGGTAAACATTACCTTCACGTTCTGGTCGTGCTGGATCTTTCACAACATAAATGTTGCTGATGTAAGAAAGACGACGTTTCTGTGCGCGAGCTTGTTCTTTACCGGCGTCATCACCACGATTCCAAAGCATCGTGTTGTGTTCACCAACTGGATCTTGTTCACCGAGAGTAGTCAGAGAGTTTTCGATGTACCAACCACCAGGACCTTGGAAACCATGTGAGAACAGACGAACCCATGGTAGACTCTCGCCTTGTGGCGCTGGTAGAAAACGGACGATTGCAGAGCCATTACCTGCTTTATCTACTTCTGGTTGCCAGAAGCGATCATCGCCAGCGGCCCTTTCACCGGACTGCATCTTGTTTGTTTCTTGTACGATTTTATCGTACAGTGACTTTTTGTTTTTCTTCATATCTGCGAATGTATTCATAAGTAATTACTCCGTATTGCGTTGTATTGCGTTGTATGTTGTTTTGTTCAACTGGTCCAGTATAACATATTTTAAATCGTTTGTCAACCATCAATTGGTAATGTTGCGTACATTGTATTATCTTTTAATAAACGATTTCCTTTTGCTTCTATTTCAAGGAGCTCCATTATCTTCTTATTGCGATTTAAAAGAGTGGCCGCAGTTTCTATTTCCATTTCATTTTCTTGGCAATAATGTAGGACAGCATCCATAATGTCCATTCTGCGCTCTTTTACAAGTCGTTCAATCTTTATACAAAAACTATTTGAATCTATCATGTCACCTCACATTTTTTCACGTTCTTGTTTTTCCCAAAAACGCAATTGTTTTTTAATATAATCTTTTATCATATAGGCCATTGATACATCACGCTTAACACATTCAATATGAAAACGACGTTTTAAGGCCTTCTCAATTCTCATATCTAATTTATCATCATGACCTTTCATCTTCTATAAAATATATGATTACCTATCGTTACGGTTCCTTTCACTTTATTCATCCAACGTGGACGAATTTGTTTTGTGTGAAAATACATCGCACCAAATGTAGGATCCTTATATTCACCTCCCATTATCTTTGCACTTAAAATTCTTATACTCTTATATAGTTTCTTATTTCTTGGTTTATCTGATATTTTGTCCTGTGTCCAAGAAAACTGACGATGTTGATAAACAACTTTACAAATTGAACTAGGATACAGTTTTGATTTTACACGATTCAGTGTAACATGTCCAACTGCTATCTGACCTAGTTTTGATTCTCCTCTTGCCTCATGATAGATGTTTAATGATAAACAATCTAGTGGCGTAGCAGCTAAGACAGCTGCTACCATAATTTCTTTAGACATATTACTTCTTATCGATAAACTCTTGTAACTTAGTTGCTTGGTTTATGATTTCTTCAGGAGTAAACATCTTAGGAAGATATTGAATATAATCTCTGTATAACTCCTTATTCTGTTCTGCTGCATCAAACAACAATGTGTGATATGCAGAAACATTTGTTTCATATTGCTTATCAAGCATATCTTTTGCCATTTGTAAAAGATCAAACCTTAGTTCATAGGGATTCTTACTCATCTTAGATTCCTCCATAACCTGCCCTACGCAGCCTTGCGTCAAGGTCTGCACGGTCAACAGCTGATTCTAGATTGACACGGTGACGATTGTAGTAGATTGCTGAACGTGTTACAGCTTCTCTTTCTCTTGCTGCAATCCAAGACTTGAACCAATTTTTAATTTTACTCATAACTTTTCTCCTGTGTGTGTTGTGTGTGTAAAATGGGCCCTTTGAGTAACAAGGTGGAAACCCATACCCCGTGAGGTTTACGCGGCTAGCGCAAAGTCCTCAGTATAAACGTCATCGTTTGCGTTTAGTTTAGTTTGCTAGTTTTACATCATTCGCCTGATGAATCGTCAGTTTACCTTATCTCACCACGTCGAAACCTTGTCTGCCCCATAAAAAGTAATCTCTGATGGAAGACCTCTTTCTCTACAGTCTTGTCGTCAGCGCTAACTATCCATCACCAGGGGTGTATGGTTGAGATTACTTTTGGTGGAGCAGGGGAGAATCGAACTCCCGTTCGCAATGCCTCCAGTTTACATCATACGATCATATTTCCTATTTATGTATCCATTATACCACATTCAAGAATGTTTGTCAACCCCTTTGTAATCAGGTAACCCAAAAGGTTTTAAATTTAATCGTAAATCATATTTTTCAGTGTCTAGTAACACAGATTTCTTGCCCGCCTTCTTACTCTTAACAAAAGTGTACTTACCTGTACCACCTTTCTTCGCCTTGCGCATTTTTTTTCTTAAATCTAAATTCATTGCAATTTCATATACTCTGGGACGTTTTGATCCCTCTTCCTTTACCCACACTAAAAGTTTCTTTTCTTCTGGTAGTACCATATAATCAACCATCTTAAATTTCTCAGGCAATTTATTTGTAACAAAAGGATAACCTAGTATAGAAGGTAAAACACTCCACACGTATCCTAAAAAAACCATAACAAGTACAACGACAAAACTACCAAGCTTGTGTGAATTTTTACGATTGTAAACAGAAACTATTAAAAAATATATTTGAAATGATACTATAAAAGTAAGAGCTAAGAGTATTCCGAAGGAATCTGTATTTTCAAGAATATTGTCCATTAGAATCCTCTGAAATTATTATTCGAATGTGGAATTGCTCGTAAAGTTTTCTGTGCAAAAAATTGACCATGATCATTATGAAATTCGTGTATTTCTTCGTTATCTATGCGAAATGAAACTAAATCCCTTTCTTCCCAAGGAATGTTCAGATTTAGTTTTCTTTGGTACAAAATCCTATACGGATTTAGTCCTACTATCGTAACCTCAACTTCATCATCAATTGATGGCGACCGTTTATTATATAAATGTAAATTCACATAATAATCTCCATCTTCCGGATAACCTCTAGCTGTAACTACTTCTCGGTTAATTTCAATCTTGCGAATTTCACCAGTTGAAGTTTCATATGTATCTATATTTAATCCCGTATCATCTCTATCTAAAAAGAAAGGTGCTTTTTGTTTTTGTCTAAAATGTAAAGGCGTGCCTTTACCTTCTGTTTTTAACCAAACATCTATATCATTATTACTATTTTTTGTCCACTCGACAGTAATAATAAATTCAGCTTTCTTAGGCGCATCCGATTTCTTTGTCGGCGGGTTCATATGTATCACCGCGATGATAGCAATAATAACAAAAACTGTGAGAAGATTAAAGAGGAAATCTAAAAATGCAATATCAAATTTAGTCTGATGTGAAGAACGCATATTCCACAGCCTTCATAGTTTTATCCCATAACAAAAGTTGCATCTTTAATAATAAAGAAGTGATTACTCCTACTAATGTGGTTATCATCGCAATGGATACACCCGTAGACATTTGTTGTATGCCCTTTGCTGCGTCTGAGGCATTCGTTAAATCAAGTCCGAATAAAGAACCTATGGCAACCATAAGACCTATTAGAGTTCCTAACATGCCCACGGTTATAAGATTTTCTGATATAAAGATTGGCCAATCACACGATTCTGGATGTTTTCCAAAAATCATGTGGCCACCTATCCAAAAAGTCGCAATTACATAAAGACATATAATACCAAAGGATATTCGCGTCATATCATATTCTACTAAAAATGAAAACAAATCATATCCCCATCCAGCCGTTACATATATCCAAAGAACGATTGTACATTGTAAAAGCAACCAGAGATTAAATCTCCATCTAATTTTCATTTTTAACCGGTCCTATTGTTTCACCGAGATTCTGCTTTCCATATTCTAACATACAATGTATGTCTTTGCCATTCGTTCTCACAACAATAAATTCAGTTGAAGATTCGTTGTGGAAGAATAAAATATAAGCATTATTTACTAATTGGGATTTTCCACTGAATTTAGAAATTTCTAATCCCTTTTCTTTAAGAAAGATACCGAATACATTTGAGTTCATACAATAGGATGGAGACGGCACTAGTTTCATTTTCATTTTTTTCTTTTCGGGTTTTTTTGGTTCTTCTTTATCAAATTTCTTCCAAAAAGGATCTGGAACTGGTGTTTGTGCGTTTACATTAAACACGAATGTTGCTAAAAGTACGATTCCGATAAAGGGTAACATTTTCATAAGACTGACCTTTTTGTGAAAAAATCATGATTAATATAATCACTATGACTTGATAGAAAAAATTGAGGTTTATCATTCTCAACAGCAATCAAAATTATGTTGTGGTGAATTTCATCACCATACATTTCTTCAAACATATAAGAATAAGCTGCACATTGTAAAAAATAATCTTCGATCCATTCTTTCTTTTTAGGTTTCGAAGATGTTTTAAAATCTATGATACAACGAAAACCGTCACAGTTAGCAATACAATCTACTTGTCCTGCTAATTTATATTTATGTGAGAATAAAAATGCTTCTTGTAAATAGACAGACGTAATATTAGTATCAAGATATGGTTTGACGCTGTTAAACATTTCAATCACATTAGGCATCTCACCACGAGTATAATATTCATTACCTTCTAAATATTTTTCTATAACAGCGTGTACTCTAGTTCCTCTATGCGAAGCAATTCTGCTGATACGATCAGCTTCTTCTTCACCGACTCTTTTCCGCCATTCTTGTAATGATTTTTTCTTTTCGGGATTTTTACCAAGAGCCGTAGTTATACTCTCATAAGTTTCATCTGTTCCTGGTATTTTGTACCTACGTCCTTCTGGTGTAGTCGTCCTTTCCATAGGATATGGTTCGTATTTCATTATTTCTTTCCACGAAAATGTTTATTAACAAGATTTCTACGCACAACAGACTTACTATCTTTTGTGCCATGTTTTTCAGCTAATGGAGAATAAGGATTTGATTCCGCAACTCTAGATAGAGTTTCGTTCCAACCAGCATCTGTTTTATCTTTAATACTAACACCAGTAACAATCATGGGTGATTGTGGTACTTGTTTTACATGTGTATTTTCTTTTAGAAATTCTGTCATCGTGCTGATAGAACAAAGTTCTTCCCAATACTCATCTTTTTCAGTATCATGGAAAATATATGTCGGCATCATTCTTCTCCTACATAATATTGCATCATAAGTTTAAACATTTTTTGTTCTCTACTGTATTCATTCTTATATAGTTCAGAAAAACCAGCCTTTGGATGTACGCGATTCAGTTCAAACTTACCGCACCAATAATCCGATTCATAAACATAATTTACTGTAGGATAATATCTACATTCACCAATCCTTTCATCCCTATAAGAAGTTTCTATCGGATAATAATAAACGCACTTATCACAAGACCATTTTTCTGGATTTGTGTATTCACTCATTATCGGTACTTCTTTTCCACGTTATAGTAATGGTTTGATTTCTATCAAACTCAATCTTCACATCATCACTTACACCGATTCGTTGAGCTCTTACAAGATCGATTAACATTTCACGGGTAATCACAAGTTCATTATACTCAACAGTTTTACGTTTTACACTCTTATCAAGAGTCATGCTGCTTCACTCCACCAAATACGAAAATATTAATTTAAATTCACCTTTACATTATCACTTATCGGAGCATATACCTTCGTACTGTTAGGATATGCGAAAATGAAATTTACATCCGGATTTGTTTCAATCAACCAAGCCAGAAATCTCATACGACCACGGGTATCTCGTAACACGGCTCTTGTTTCCATTTCATAACCGTTAGTACCATCATATAGATTTGATACAGCAACATTATCGTCCACAACGAGAAAATCAAAACCAAAACAAATCAGTTCTGTATAACCCATTTGTATTGCCTGTTGCATTGCAACCATACCGGCGTTTGATCTTGGCGTTTGTCCTGAAGTTATACCATAAACACCAAGAGGTTCATATCGTTCTTCTTCTGGTGGAAAAATGCACCGATTTAAATGTGTGTATGATTGTTTAATTTCTTCAATTATCTTATCGTCAATGGCTACAAGATAATCGGGGTCAAAATCACGATACAGCGCATTACAACCGAAGATTGTGCCTACATCACGGAGTGCTTCTAAATTAAGGTCTTTCCGAGAAGCACCATTACCTATAATGTAAGCTGTATTCGTTTTCATCTGTATCAAAATTCTCATAATGTTTTTTAGAACTACGAATTTTTCTCATATTCTTTTGATTTTTTCGTTTATTTTTTACATTACTGTAATTTCCATCATAGTCATCATCAAACGATTGCTTTGAGTTACGGAATGTCTTACCCATTGTACTATTTTTCTACCTCCCATTGTTGGGCTAATTGTGGATATGCGTCTAAAAACAACGATTTTGTCAATGTTTTGAATGGCATTTTTCTTTCTTTAATTTCAAGTAACAGTTTTGCGTCATCCGGATCCATTGCTTCAAGATACTCAATGAATATCTGTTCTCTTTTTGCAGAGCGCAAATTATCGTATCCATTGTTTTGTAAAAATACACCAAACTTACGCGCAGATTGAATCAATACGCCTTGTGTGTCAGCTTCTTTAGGTTGTGGTTTATACGGCGGCGCGCCTTCTGGCAACAACCATATGTATTTTGGATTAAAACACAAATCAATAATTGGACCAATTTGATCATAAACTTTTCGTAGTTCTGTAATTTTTTCGCCCTTTTTTCTCAACTTGGATACTCGTTCAAGTATCTCACAAACACCTTCGGCCATTTAAAACTCCTATATTACAAATAAAATATGAATCGCGATGTTGGTAGCATCCATTCATTCCAATTCTGTTTAAAAATCTTGCATCGATTCCATTAAACCTTTCATCTTATTTTTGATAAAATAGTTCATTAATAAACTACGATCATTTTCTTCGTAGTTCTCGTATATGGTATTTACTTCACCATGTATCCATGCGGGTATCTTACTTAAATCGACCAAAGCTTCATTACGACGATATCCACGCAACATTTCTTCATCACAAAAATTTTCAGGTTCCATGTTTACCCATGCATTAAGTTTATATTTACGAATTGGTTTTTGTCTTTTATTTAAAACAAATGTATCATCAGCTGATAAAAAATTAGGAACACCATCGCCTCTATCACCTTTCATAATATGTTCTTTAATATAGGTTGATGGATTATTGTGATTTATAAATTTCTTTTGCGTAGGACTATATTGTCTCACATTACCATATTTTTGTAACTGCACAAAATCTTTATCTGATGATAGAATTAAAATCTTTTCGCCATACGAAACTGTTTCGTTACCATGAATCCAGCAAATGGCTGCAATAACATCATCTGCTTCCGCTCGTTCTATTTGAATTACTTTGTACGGGAAATATTCTTTGAGCTCATCGCGCACACCATTTAATGTTTGAAAAATAACATTCCAGTCAAGGCCGCTTTCTTCACGGTCCTTCTTACGATGAGCTTTGTAATAGGGGAAAACATCTTTACGCCAATAGTTCTTATCGTCACAACAAATGACAAGTTCGCCATATTCGTTATGAAATTTAACACGATAAGAACGTAATGTGTTTAGTATCATGTGCCGAATAAGTTCGGGATCGAACAGTGATGTATCCGACGCAGCGAAGTTATCGGGTATGCCTCTAATAGCAGGAGAGTATCGTATTTGCTGCATTAGGTTAGAAATCATTACTTGGTTTAAATCCACGAGTATCAAATTAGTGTCCATCCTATAGTATTTATTCTTCGTCGCTTCGAGTCTTCGTTTTTTGCTCTATATCCACCAAAACCATTCGTGTTTATTGGTGGCACATTTTGGCCCCTGTAACGCTTTAAATCAGAGGCCAATAAATCATTCTCTTCATAGAAGGTATTAAATCTACCGAAAAGAACATGTGAACTACCTCGCGGGTCAATCACTGGTTAAAATCAATATATGTATTTATACTTTATTGATTTTAATCAAGTTGAGAATCATCGTCTTTCGCGTCTTCTTTCACACTATTAACTATATCTAGTATATGTGGAGTCATAGAATCTTCAAGGTCGCACGTATGTGCCCATGCGCTTCTAGCAATTGTTAACACATAACCCATTACAATTTCAAGATCCTCATTGTCGATCATAACCTCATGATATCCTAATTCTTCTGACATATAAGAAAGAAAACACTCAAATGCCTCGTCAACGTTTGAATATGTTATATCAAGAAGATTTTCTGGTTCGGTTTCTGGAGTAGAAATTGACTTTCTACTCGTAAAATCAATTACATTATTTGTGTTCATTTCACAATTCGTATAAGTATCGTATCTTTATTTATACGACCTTTCGGAATCTCTCCTTTTGTAGTCAGTTCATTCATTAATTTACGCAATACTATTTTACCGCCATTTTGCACCTTTGTCAAAACCTCTTTTGGTTTACGCAGACGTTTTACCATAGATTCTGTTTCGGAATAGTTCTGTAGTGTCGTTCCTTTCACACTGAACCCAGATTTATCAGCTGATACAAATTTTGTCAGTTTCTTATACTTAACATTGTAAGTCCACAACTGGCCGGCACCGATAATATCACTAGGATTAATACTGGCCAACTGCAATTCTGCAAAATTTCGCATAAATTGTAATTTTTCAATCTGTTTTGTTGACGTGACGACCCTTTTCTTACGAGTGCGACGAATTTTCTTACCATTGTTCGTATAAGTAAGAATATCAGCGTGAATTGTCTCTAAAAACGCAATCAATTTACGAATATGCAACGGTTTTAGATGTTTGTAACCTTCCACCAACTGCTTGTCTTTCTTCAACAAGACTTCCTGCAATTCCGCAATCAAATCATCATAAACTCCGATCATTTTCTTCGCAATCATCGGTTTAACTTCGTTTTTTGTCAAATATTCATATGCAGAAAACTTACTTTTAAACTTATTGGCTAAAAATTCGTCAATTTGACCTTCGAACTCACCCATAAACTCGCGAGTTTTTATTAAAACGCGATCTTGAATGGAAACAACCTTCCTTTTCTCTACACCTTCCTCTTTTTTCGCACGACCTTGAGCCCTTTGTAGTAATTTTTCAATACCGGTATCAAATTTTTCACGGCTTTTTGTCGGAAAATTACATCCGAGACTAGCCATTCGCGAAAAATAACACAAAGTTGGTGGAATTTCACTATCAGACAACAAATCCAACAGTTCCAACTCAGACAAATCACGAATGTAGTTATTCTTTAACAAAACTACTGCTTTCTTATTGTCATAAAAATAATTATACCAGTTAAGAGCTCTTATAATTTCATTTTGTGTAACTTCAACATCACTATTCCATACAGGCTCATCGCCCAATGCGGTCTTATCGTAACTCTTAGGTAGTTTTACTGTTGATTTTTTAACCATTTTTTAACTTCCGCAACTTACAATCAATATATTTTCTTCTTCATTCATTTCAAACTTTATCATTTTCTATATCACCAATTCTACATCCTACACTCCTATATAACTCAATTACCTTATCTCGCAATACATATGGATTCATCGCACCTTTTGATTCCTTCATGATAAAGGTTACCATATCCTCATGACTCTTATCATGCCACTCTGGACACTTCTTCGTATACTTTGCAGCATATATAATAAAGAGTTCAAAATTACTCTTCAATGCGTATCTCATATTAAACATATAATTATCATCGTAACACAGCTATTATATCACACTCTGAACCATTTGTCAACCCCTTTTTGAGATTATTTTTTATATTCTTATAAGAACGTAAGAACCCTAAGAAAAAACCCCTTATAAATCAACCACTTACGCTAAGTCATTGATTCCATTGAGAATTTAGTAGTTGACAAATGGGTCAGAGTGTGATATAATGGTATCACCATTTACACAATGAGAGTTAAAGAGTGAAAGCACGTAAAACTGCCAATATCGAATTCCTTATCGACCAAGTCAATTCCATGATACTCAATTCAGTTGATTCGGCTCGCGACGAAAGAATCGCGCTTGGTCTCTTTATTGAAAAGGTCCTTATGGAACACGGTTGTTATAAAGGATTCCGTTACCTTGACGAAATCGATATGGAAAAATCAACTAACGGTATGTCTAACGGTATCCGTAGAAATACAGATGGTGATAAGTGGGAGGATACCGATCTCTCAAGAGTAATGTACGCAGCATGATTATCGCAAAAGAAACTACAGATTGGGATTGGAATCATACATATCTATTATCTGATGATAAAATGAAATGTCATGGTTATTGGAAATGGCAAGATAAGAATGACTATCATAAATTTTCAGTTCCAATAAAATTTGATAAACGCAAAAGAAAGTTCCAATATAAAAAGGTAAAGTAAATGTCATTGATGAGAGATTTGGTAGATGTATATCACATTATTGATGATAATGGAGAAAAGTTTGTTTGTGGTGAAAACGAATATACCTTCGAGGAATTCTGTTTAGCTCTTGAATACGAGGGTTTAACGACAGAAGATTTTGAACTGATTAATGAGGGTTCCGAAGTGGAGTCGGTAACCGATTGTATTGCTATTTGGAGAATTAAATAATGATTGTGAAATTAACGAAAGAACAGGAAGCTAAATTACCGACATATGTTGAGAAATATCTCAATGTGGGCTTGAATACTGACCGAATGGATAAGGCCGCCGCGACAGCAGCTGTGAAGTTGGCTTATGAAAGGGCAGGCCTGCCGATGCCGGAAGAGGTAATCTTTTGCACTGGTCCATTTGATTCAGATAAGAAAATTAAATACATTTCGGATGGCAAATTTAATGCGTTAAGTGGTGCTTACTTCGGTTCATTTAATGCGGCTCAGATATCTTATATACAATTTATGAATAACGAATTTGGTGATGAGCTTGAAGATGCGGGAGTGAATTTGCGTCTAATTGAAGGAATAACTAATATAACACATTATTGTGGTATCGTTAACATGTTTGATACTCATGTGTTTATTTCGGAACGTCCGATTGTCATTCGTTTTGATGATAGAAATCTGTTGCATTGCGAGGATGGTCCTGCTATTGCATACGAAGATGGATTTACTGTGTATTCTTGGCACGGTCAACGTGTACCGAAGACGTGGATCGAAGAAGGTGTTTCTGCAAAAGAAGCTCTGACTTGTGAAAACATTGAACAGCGCCGTGCGGCGTGCGAAATTGTTGGGTGGGATAAAATACTTGACGATTTGAATGTCGAAGTAATACATGAAGATGGTGACCCAGAGATCGGTACTCTGGTTGCTGTGGATATTCCAGATATTGGACGTGAACATTATTTACGTGTAAAATGTGGTACTGGTCGCGGTTTTGCTATACCAGTACCGCCTGAATGTAAAACTGCGCTTGAAGCGAATGCGTGGACATATGGTCTTGAATCTTATGAATATCGACCTGAAGTAAGAACTTAATAGGAGAAAAAATATGAAAACTTTTAAAAATATGGCGGCCCAGGGTGATTTTTTGATCATTCGAGTAAACGAATTACCTGAAGAATTGTATCCATGTGATATGAAAGACGGTAAATGGGTGGTTGCACACAGCGAAACTGGACACAATCATGTTATGGAAGCAGAACGTGTTCAAATGTTTAAAATAGAACTGAAGGACGACGATGCTGTTTTTGAGTTGTATCTGAATGTAGAAGAAGATACACCAATCGAGCATATTCGTTCCTACGATACACATGAGACTTTGAATGTTCCAAAGGGTTTGTACAAAATCCGTCGTCAACGTGAATACACGAGCGCAGGATGGCGCCGAGCTGCCGATTGATTGTAGAATCGGGTCAACTGATAAAAAAAGGGGGCCCCCCCCTTTTTTTATAAAAAGTATTCCAATCTGGTTATAATGAAACAAGTCTCTGACTAAGTCCGTTGGCAAGTCTATCGACAAGTAAAAGAAAATCTTAAATGAAAGAAGTCTCTAACCAAGTCTCTAAACAAGTCTCTGACCAAGTCTCTCGCCAAGTCTCTGACCAAGTCTCTGGCCAAGTCTATCGACAAGTCTATGACCAAGTCCGTGACCAAGTCCGTGACCAAGTCTCTCGCCAAGTCCGTGGCCAAGTAAAAGAAAACCTTAAATGAAACAAGTCTCTAACCGAGTCTCTGGCCAAGTCGATGACCAAGTCGATGACCAAGTCTCTGGCCAAGTCTATTGGCAAGTCCGTGGCCAAGTCTCTGGCCAAGTCTATCGACAAGTCTATCGACAAGTCTCTGACCAAGTCTGTGACCAAGTCTCTGACCAAGTCTATGCCCAAGTCTTTGGCCAAGTCTTTGGCCAAGTCTTTGGCCAAATCGATGACCAAGTCTTTGACTAGGTGGAGTAAGAAGTGCTTGTACATATATTGGTGCAAGAAGATTTAAAGATATACCTACAAAAACTTCAATAAACTATTGACTTTAAAGGTCAACTATGTTAATATATAAAGAGTGTGAAAGCACTATTTTTTATTGTCTAACTTATAGGAGATTTAAATGAACAATGAAGACTCTAGACCTTAAACAATTCGCAGACGACAGAAGAATACCTATAATGGATTCTATTCAATTTAAAAATTGGACAGATGAAATAGGTAAAGAAAAATTTAGAGAATTATTATCTGAATATATTGCTGAACATAAACCAGAATTTCCTTTAAGTGTAATTTCATATGAGGAAATGAAAGACAATATAATAAAATTAAGTAATTTTGATACAAGTAAAATATGTACACCTAAAGACCAATCAGATAAAGTTGTGGGTGAAAAATATGATGACTATGAATATCCATATTCAAAATATGGTTTAGGTATTATAGATTCACCTGCTTATTATAATAAGTGCAGTAATTATTTTCATCAACATTTAAGATTAAATTGTTCATGTTATAGTTTTAGAGCACCAGTTGAAGTTTGGACAAGTGGTAATGCAAAAGAAATATGGAAAATTTTAGGTGCATTATGGAGAGGTGTAAATAGTACTAAAGATTTATCAGATAAAAGTTATAGAGAAGCAATAAGATTAGGTACATATATTGCAACACAATTTAAACCACTTGTTGCTAAAACAATATATGATATGACAAAAGCGAACACCGTATTAGATACCAGTTGTGGTTGGGGAGATAGACTTGCTGGTTTCTTTGCTAGTAATGCAACAGAATATTATGGCAGTGATCCAAATCCAAATACATATAAACAATATATGAAACAGATTGAGGAGTATAGTAAATTTTTTCCTAACAAGAAAGTTAAGATATACAATTGTGGTGCAGAAGATTTACCTTATGATGAACTACCAGATATAGATTGTGCCTTTACAAGTCCACCTTATTTTAGTACAGAAGAATATAACAAAGGTGGAGAGAAAGAAGAAAATCAATCTTGGTTCAAGTTTAATGAATATGAAAAATGGAGAGGCGATTTCTATTTACCAGTTGCAGAAAAAACTTTAAGTAAAAGTAAGTTTATGTTAGTTAACATTATGGATCCTAAAGTTAAAAATGTTAGATACAGGTCAAGTGATGAATTAATAAATAGACATAGAGATAAGTTTCTAGGTCAAATTGGTATGAGAATTAAGCAACGACCTAAAAGTGATAAGCTATTTAAAGATGATAAAGAAAAAGCTGACTTTAGATCCAAAACATATATAGAAAATGTATGGTGTTTCGGACCAAAAGATTATGATTTCTTTGAGTCAAGCAGAAAAGCGACATTGGAGAATTTCTTATGTTAGGAAAAGGAATGCCGATAAACAAAAAAGATTACGAAGATTTAAAACCTTATTACGATTACCAAAGAAAAGTTGCCTATAATAAAGAGCGAGTTATGAATATGGCAATGAATTTTGAAGGTCGTATATTTGACCAATATGGTCCAGTCAAGTCTCTCGCCAAGTCTCTAACCAAGTCTATCGACAAGTAAAAGAAAATCTTAAATGAAACAAGTCTCTGACCAAGTCTTTGACCAAGTCCGTAAACAAGTCTCTAACCAAGTCTATGACCAAGTCTATCGACAAGTCTCTGACCAAGTCCGTGACCAAGTCTTTGACCAAGTCTATCGACAAGTAAAAGAAAACCTTAAATGAAACAAGTCTCTGACCGAGTCTCTAAACAAGTTTTTGGCCAAGTCTCTGACCGAGTCTCTAAACAAGTTTTTGGCCAAGTCTTTGACCAAGTCTCTGGCCAAGTCTATCGACAAGTCTCTGACCAAGTCTCTGACCAAGTCTTTGACCAAGTCTTTGACCAAGTCTATCGACAAGTAAAAGAAAACCTTAAATGAAACAAGTCTCTCGCCAAGTCTCTTGGCAAGTCTATGACCAAGTCTATGGCCAAATCTATGACCAAGTCTCTAAACAAATCTCTGACCAAGTCTATGACCAAGTCTATCGACAAGTCTCTGACCAAGTCTTTGACCAAGTCTCTGACCAAGTCTGTTGGCAAGTAAAAGAAAATCTTAAATGAAACAAGTCTTTAACCAAGTCTCTCGCCAAGTCTCTTGGCAAGTCTATGACCAAGTCTCTGACCAAGTCTCTAAGCAAATCCGTAAACAAGTCTCTGGCCAAGTCTCTGACCAAGTCTCTGACCAAGTCTATTGGCAAGTCTCTGGCCAAGTCTATGACCAAGTCTATCAACAAGTAAAAGAAAATCTTAAATGAAACAAGTCTCTGACCAAGTCTCTTGGCAAGTCTTTGACCAAGTCTCTAAGCAAATCCGTAAACAAGTCTCTGACCAAGTCTCTCGCCAAGTCTCTAAACAAGTCTATTGGCAAGTCTTTAACCAAGTCCGTGACCAAGTCTTTAACCAAGTCTATTGGCAAGTAAAAGAAAATCTTAAATGAAAGAAGTCTCTAACCAAGTCTCTAAACAAGTCTCTGACCAAGTCTCTCGCCAAGTCTCTGACCAAGTCTCTCGCCAAGTCCGTGACCAAGTCTCTTGGCAAGTCTTTGGCCAAGTCTATTGGCGAGTCTTTGACCAAGTCTATCGACAAGTAAAAGAAAACCTTAAATGAAACAAGTCTCTGACCAAGTCTCTAAACAAGTCTCTAAACAAGTCTTTAACCAAGTCTATGACCAAGTCTATGACCAAGTCTCTAACCAAGTCTATGACCAAGTCTATGACCAAATCTATGACCAAATCTATGACCAAGTCTCTCGCCAAGTCTATCGACAAGTCTATGGCCAAGTCTATCGACAAGTAAAAGAAAACCTTAAATGAAACAAGTCTCTAACCAAGTCTCTGGCCAAGTCTTTAACCAAGTCTATGACCAAGTCTATGACCAAGTCTCTAACCAAGTCTATGACCAAGTCTATGACCAAATCTATGACCAAATCTATGACCAAGTCTCTAAACAAGTCTATGACCAAGTCTATGGCCAAGTCTATCGACAAGTAAAAGAAAATCTTAAATGAAACAAGTCTATGACCAAGTCTATGGCCACCGCTATTGGCAAGTCTGTTGGCAAGTCCGTGACCAAGTCTCTGGCCAAGTCTTTGACCAAGTCGATGACCAAGTCTATTGGCAAGTCGATGTCCAAGTCTTTGACCAAGTCCGTGACCAAGTCTATCGACAAGTAAAAGAAAACCTTAAATGAAACAAGTCTGTTGGCAAGTCTCTGGCCAAGTCTCTAAAGTCTCTAACCAAATCCGTAAACAAGTCTCTGGCCAAGTCCGTGGCCAAGTCCGTGACCAAGTCTCTAAACAAGTCTTTAACCAAGTCTATTGGCAAGTAAAAGAAAATCTTAAATGAAACAAGTCTATGACCAAATCTATGACCAAGTCTCTCGCCAAGTCTATCGACAAGTCTATGGCCAAGTCTATGACCAAG